TTGGGTTACAGGATCAGGTGTTTTTGGAAGTGGAATAGGATCAACTGGCTCTTCTTATTTTTACCAGGCATCAGTAAGTGGCTCTGGAGATGTGACTCTTACAGTCGCAAATCCTACTGGTTATGCAGTAGCCACGTTTACTCAAGTTTCAACAACAGGCGATTTTATTGTTAACGCAACAACTTCTGGCACTTCAATTACTATTGCACAAAATGAAATTGTTCTTATTGAAGATAGTGGAGTTTTAACAAATGACTCTTCAGATGGGAATGGTTACTATCAATACACGGGAGCTTTAGATTTAACAGAAGTTAATACTGAAATTATTTATAGCGGTGGAATTGCAAGTGGTTTTACTTTTTTAGGAATTAATTATGGGTATGGAACTAATTTAGAAGTCAAAGGTATTATTTCTGGTGAAAGTATTACAGCAGGAAGTGTAACGCATTCAACAGGTACCTTTGATCATTTAACGGTTGGCACTGGTGTATTTACGCTTGTTAGCGGTACTACTGTTTCGGGAGCTACTGGTAATTTTAGTAGCTTAACTGGTGGTACTGGTGTATTTACGCTTGTTAGCGGTACTACTGTTACAGGAGATACCGGATATTTTAATGAATTAAATATACCTTCAACAGGTGAAATTAAATTATATGACGGAGATTCATCTAATTGGGTTGCTTTTAAATCTCCCAATGTAGTTGCTTCTGATGTCACTTGGGTATTACCAGCTGCTGATGCAACTACTTCTGGAGATGCATTATTAAGTGACGCAGCTGGTAATTTAAGTTGGGGTGCAGTTGCAAGTCTTAGTGGTATAACAGATAATGCCGCACCTTTTACTACTGCATTAGGTGCAGGAGCTGGAACAGGTATTACTTCTGATGGTACTGGAAATACTGCGGTAGGTGGTTATGCCCTTACTGCCAATACTTCAGGACGTTTTAATGATGCATTTGGTTATGCTGCACTAGCTACTAATACTATAGGCAATGGAAATAGTGCATTTGGTTATAAATCGCTATATACCAATAGTACAGGAAATTCCAATACTGCATTAGGTCATGAAGCATTAAGAGATAATGTAGTAAGTTATAATACTGCAATTGGTTATCAATCAGCAAGATTTAATACTACCGGAACAGGAAATACTTCAGTAGGTTATAAAACACTTACTGTTAATACGACTGGAGCAGACAATACTGCAATAGGCTATGATGCTTTATCCGGTAATACTAAAGGAATAAGAAATGTTGCAGTAGGTGTTCAAGCGTTAGGCTTAAATATTAATACAAATGATAATACTGCAGTAGGTTACCGAGCAATGCGCAATAACATTGCTCAATTAAATGTTGCGATAGGCACAAGGGCAGCTGAGCTCAATACTACAGGAACATATAATACTGCAGTAGGTAGTGATGCACTCGCTATTAATAAAACTGGACTCGGGAATACTGCACTAGGTAGGGCTGCGCTATATGCTAACAGTATTGGAGATTATAATACTGCAGTAGGTTATAATGCAATAGACAATAACACAGCTGGAGACAGAAATACTGCAGTAGGTGCGTATGCGTTAAATTGGAATTCAACTGGACAAAGAAATGTTGCAGTAGGTTATGAAGCATTAGATAGGAACACTATAGGATCTTATAATACTGCCGTAGGTTATCAAGCATTAGATCAAAACAGTACAGGATCTTGGAACACTGCAGTTGGTTATGGAGCACTTTATAGTACTACTAAATCGGGAAATATTGGAATAGGTTATCAAGCAGGTTATTCTATTGTTTCAGGTGATAATACTATTATTGGACAGATATCAGGTTCATCAAGCGATCAAGGAATTATTAGAATTGGTGCTGGTTCTACTGAAAGAATTTATGTTGATAGTGCAGGTGTTGTTAGCGGTAATGCATTTGCACAAACAACCGCAGTAATAACAGGTACTGAAATAAATCCAGCCAATGGGGGTATTCAATCTAGAACAATAAGTGCAAATACAACATTTACTGAAGCCTTAGTTTCTGGTGAATCTGTCGTATTACATTTGATTTCTGGTTCAAGTTATACTTTGACATGGCCCACAATTACTTGGGTTACTTCTGCTGGTAACACTGCTCCAACATTTACTGATGATGATATACTAGTATTCTGGAAGTTCAGCACCACACTTTATGGTGCATATGGCGGGAGCTTTGCATAATGAGTTTACTTGCATCTTATTTATTGGCTGCAGCTGGCAGTCAAGTAGGGGGTTGGGATCTATCAAAAGCTAGTTACAATGGTACACCATTAAATTATTTTTATGTAGGTGACCAAGAAAAATCTCCAACTGGATTATCTTTTAAAAGCGATGGCACCAAAATGTATGTTGTTGGCTACGGTTTAGACAAGGTATATGAATATAATTTATCCACTGCATGGGATGTTTCTACTGCTAGTTATATACAAAATTTTAGTGTAAGTGCGCAAGAAACAACTCCACAGGGATTATTTTTTAAAAGCGATGGAACTAAGATGTATGTTATTGGCTATAGTGCAGGCAATGTAAATGAATATAATTTATCCACTGCATGGGATGTTTCTACTGCTAGTTATTTACAAAATTTTAGTGTAACTGGACTAGAGGTATATCCAACTGGATTATATTTTAAACCTGATGGAACCAGAATGTATATTATTGGCTTTAATTCAGACAATGTAGTTCAATATAATTTATCCACTGCATGGGATGTTTCTACTGCTAGTTATTCACAAAATTTTAGTGTAAGTGCGCAAGAAGGATTACCAATGGATTTATTTTTTAAATCTGATGGAACCAAAATGTATGTTGTTGGCGGTTCTGGAGGCGATATAAATGAATATAGTTTATCCACTGCATGGGATATTTCTACTGCTAGTTATGTACGAAATTTTAGTGTAAGTGCGCAAGAAGGATCTCCAGCTGGATTATTTTTTAAAAGCGATGGAACTAAGATGTATGTTATTGGCACTTTTGAAGATAAGGTATTCGCATACGACCTATCTACGGCCTGGAATCTTTCAACGGCTTCTTTTACTTACCCAACTTCAGATTATTATAAGCCAACACAAGAAGATCGACTTTCTGATGTATTTTTAAAACCCGATGGAACTAAGATGTATACTATTAACTATATTGATGACAATGTATATGAATATAATTTATCCACTGCCTGGAATCAAGCTACTGCTAGTTATGTACAAAATTATAATTTAAATTCGGGTTTATACTACGAGCCATCTCCAAGGGGATTAGTTTTTAGACCTGATGGAATGAGAATGTATGTTGTTGGAAATGGTCAACGCAGGATACTACAATACAATTTATCCACTGCATGGGATATTTCTACTGCTAGTTATAATCAAAGTCTTTATATAGGTGGATACGACTCACTTCCAAATGGATTATTTTGGAAACCCGATGGAACCAAAGTGTATTTTGTTGGTTCCGGTGGAGACGCTGTATATGAATATAATTCCCCCAGTGCATGGTCTGTTCAGTATACTAGTTATGTACAAAGCTTTAGTGTAAGTGCGCAAGACACAGATCCACAAGATTTATTTTTTAAAGATGATGGAACTAAGATGTATATTATTGGCACCGGTGGAGACGCTGTATATGAATATGATTTATCCACTGCATGGGATATTTCTACTGCTAGTTATTTACAAAATTTTAGTGTAAGTGTGAAAGAGTCACGTCCAGAGGGATTATTTTTTAAAGACGATGGAACCAAAATGTATATTACTGGTTACAATGAGGGCGTTATTTGGTCTTATGACCTTTAATTTTTTTCTTGGAGTTTTATTATGTATGTAAAAATTGTCAATAATAGTGTTTCTAAGTTTCCATATAATATTAGTGATCTTAAAAAAGAAAATCCCAATATTTCTTTTCCAAATCCTATAACCGAAGATGCACTTTCTGCTTTTGACGTATATCCAGTTACGCCTACAGCAACTCCTGATTTTGATAATAAAACGCACCGCGTTAAGCAAAGCGTAGAATTTATTGATGGCACATGGACTCAGACGTGGCAACTACAAGAGTTACCTGAAGAACAAGCCAGCGCTAATATCCGCGCAGAACGAAATCGTTGTTTAATTAATTCAGACTGGACACAACTTCCAGACTCTCCCGTAGACTCTGCTCTTTGGCTTACTTATCGCCAGTCATTAAGGGATATTACACAACAAACTGGATTTCCTTGGAATATTAATTGGCCTATAAAGCCATAGTATTAGCTACAATAGAAATTGCAAAAGGATTTATTTATGACTTTCCAATATGCAAGTGGTGCCACTAAAGCACTTTCAAAAGCAATTCCAACCGTTAAAACCAACGGCAAAGTTAAAGAATGGGATTTAACTATTGTTTACACTTGTAACGATTTAACTCGTGACTTTAGCAAACAGGTTGATGTTGAGTATCTTAATAAAGTTCCTACTGGTTTCACCAGGGCAGAACTTCTTGGTATGTGCAGTACTGCACACTTAGATCAAGTTTTTGACAGCATGTATGCTAGCATTGTCAACCCTCCCACGGAACAACGCGAAGATAATTTTGATATTAATACTTTAAGTTAATTGTTATGTGTTTTAGGGATTAATTAAAGCAACAAGTAGTCCCTAAAACTATTAAAATAAAACCACAATTTAAAAACAACAATGAAAATTAAGCAAACATCGGAAAAAAATGAAAAAATGCCGATGCGTGTTTTAATTGGCACTCCGTCTCTTGATGGAAGAGTCGATGCCTGGTATGCATTTGCTTGTCATGAATTATCAAAACTTGCTTTAATTAATAATATTGAAACTAACATTTCAATGTTGTCATATGAAAGTATTTTGCCTATGGCAAGAAATCAACTTTTAACAATGGCAATTGAAAATGAATATGATGCCTTACTTTTTGTTGATTCCGACACATTTTTTAACCCTTTGCATATTATTGATATTTTAAAAGACAATCGAGATGTTATTGCTTTATCGGTACCAAATAAATCAGACGATGAACACTATAATGTAAACTATGATTTAAACAAGACATCAGTAGATTCTTATATTAAAGTTGAATCCGTTGGTACAGGCTGCGTAAAATTAAGTAAAAAAGTTTTAAAGAAATTAGCGGACAACAGTAAAGAAACTATTTTTAGAGGTAAAAAATTAAAAAATATATGTCAATATGATTTTGATAATGAAAATTTTGTTGGAGAAGATATTAATCTCTGTCATAAAATTCATGAACTTGGTTTTGATATTTGGGTTGCAACAGATACAACTTGCATGCACATTGGAACCAAAATTTATGAAGGAAACTTTAAAGAGTATCTAACTAAAATGCAAAATCAAAAATAAACGTTAAATACAAGGTAATTGATATAATATTGATGAGATAAAAAATAAAGATGACAATTAAATTTACTGATGCTGCCAAGTATTACACTGCTGCGCAGCATCAGGTTGATGCCTGGAATTGGCTGCAAACTAAAGTATCGCCTGAGATTTTAAATATCTTTGCATCTAAATATAGAGAAACAAAAAATAATACTGATGACAATAGTTGGGATGCAGTCTTTAACTCAGCCGAAAAAGCAGGTGCTATTTATCCAGAGTGTGTAGCTGCTCAATGGGCTTTAGAATCTGGATGGGGACAACATGTTTCAGGTGAATACAACTACTTTGGATTGAAAGGCCCTGGTGGATCAGACTGTATAACTAATGAATTTATTGACAATAAGTGGATTACCATTACAGATGGGTTTTTAAACTTTGATTCATTAGACGAATGTGTAAACTATCTGGTAAACAGATGGTACAAAGATTATAAAGGCTACAAAGGAGTTAATAGAGCAAAAAACAGAAATGAATGTGCTGAACTTTTAGTGCAAGAAGGCTATGCAACTGATCCAGATTACTCAAAAAAATTAATCCAGATAATGGACAAGCAGTTGCAGGTACCTGGTTGCAATTTAGAAAATGTTATTGATGAATTGGTTTTAGATATTCCTTATGAGTATCAATTAGATAATGAATCAGGCACTGGCTTTAGAGAATGTTTTTCTTCTACTTGTGCCATGATTGCACGTTATTATGGCGTCATTGATACTGATGATGAGTACAATCACATTAGAAGCAAACATGGAGATTCAACTGAATACGTTGCACAGGTAAAAACATTGCAGCAATTAGGATTAAACGCAAAATTTATTACCAATGGAAATCCTGCGGTACTTGAAAATGAAATTAGAAATAAACGACCAGTAGCAGTTGGTTGGTTACACAAAGGTCCTGTTTCTAAACCTCAAGGAGGTGGGCATTGGACC